ATACGCATTCTTTCTACTGCTGAAGCACCTGTTTCATTAGTAGCAAATACCATATCCTGACCATTAGAGCCACTTGTGTTTATGGTGCTTATGTATGAATATCTATTTGTACCTACATCATCATTAGTGTTTGCAGCAAAACCTAACCTTGCTTCTGTACCAACAGTTGTGCTTTCATTTACTATAAACAAAGGTACTGTAGGCTGACCTGCATTAGTACTATGAACTTGAAGTTTTGCCGACACAAAATTAGTTCCTACTCCTAAATTTCCTGCAGTTGTTAAAGTTACTTGAGGTGCAGAATTATTAGTAAAGAAATTCATTGAATAATCATTTATTGTACCAATACCATTATCTCCTGTACTATTGTAAATTCCTACTTTACCACCAGACGAGTGTCTGCCTACTATTGAATATCCTGCATTATCTTGAATTGAATCTATATTATAACCTGCTGTTGGAGCACCACCTACACCAACACTTGCTGCAAAAGTTGCGTTTCCTGAAGTGTCTAAAGTTAATACAGTACCTGTTCCATCTGAATCAGATATTTCTAAATTTCTACTTGCTTGTACATTAGTAAATACCCAATTACCTGTATTTGCTCCTAAAGTTAAAGACGAGTTATTGCCTACTCCATTAACAAGTAATGATTGACCTGTCGTTACATTTCCACCAAAAGTTGCGTTTCCAGAACTGTCTATAACTACTGCTGTTCCATTTGAGCCTGTGCCTAAAGTTAAAACACCCCTTGCATTTCCTAAAACAACATCTGAACCACTATGAGCAACATAAAATTGTTCACTACCTGTTCCTCCTGTATTTAAGTTTTTAGTATTAATTAAAGAAGTTCCTGCTTCTAAAGCACTTGAAACTGTAAGGCTTGAAGAAAGAACATCTCCTGCAAAAGTTGCGTTTTGTGATGTATCTAAAGTTAAGGCAGTTGTTCCAGAAATTTGTAAAAGTAAATTATTAGCTGTAGAATTTATCGCACCACTACCTGTTCCTGTAGGGAATAAACTTATTCTTGAATTAATATTAGTTCCTGCTGATTTAAAATAAGCAACATCTTCGTAACCTGAACCTGTAGTTGCAGTTATGGGTACATTAGCAGTTGTAGAACCATTTACACCTACATTTCCTCCAAAAGTTGTGTTTCCTGAACCATCTTCTGTAAGCCAAATATTATTTGAACCATTTAAAAATTGTAATTGTCCACTTGCGTGTTTAATTTGAAAAGTAGAATTTACTGCATCTGTAAAATAACCACTAACTCCACCTGACGAAGTAATTGCCTTTAATTGGGTGTTTGAAAGTATTGTTCCTGTAGCAGTTACATCCCCTGTTATACTAACCCCTGTACTTGTAGTTTGCAATTTAACACCACCTTGATAGTATAAATATGCTGCATTAACATCTCCTGCAATTATATTATTACCCCCTGCTACTAATTTAAATTCGTTTGCTGCAGGAAAACCAATGTAAGTATCTCCATCTCCAGCGTGATATATATAATCTGCAATAGTAATATCTGTACTAACAAAATTAGTTGCTTCTAATCCTGCTACCTGTAAATCTGCTGCTACATATCCTGCACCACCAATATCAACTGTTGTTGTAGGTTCTACTGTTGTGCCTTTAAATAGTTTAAATTTATTACTATCAGATGCATCAGAAAATAATCCTAAGAATCTATCTGTACCATCATTGTAATCTCCATATAATCCAATGTCTAAACTATTAGCTGTATTATCTTTTGCTAGTTGTATCAATGGATCAACTACTGCTAGTGTTTGGCTATTTACAGTTGTTGTTGTTCCGTTTACAGTTAAATCTCCTGCTATTGTAACATCTCTACCAAAACTTGCATCAGCATTTCTTGATATTGTTAATGCTGTTGTATCTAGTGCGTTTGCATCAGACACTCTAAAAAAGATTGATTGAGTTACTGCTGCTTGGTCTATATATAAATTACCAGTAGAGTTTGCAATAATAGAATCAGTACCATTATGAGTTAAAGACAAGTCATCGCTAGTTCCTGCATATAAAAAAGCACTATCTGGAACACTAACATTACCTGTAAATACTCCATCTCCTGTAACTGATATTCCTGTGTTTGTAGTTTCAAATTTCTTTGTACCGTTGTAATATAATTCAACTGCACCATTACCAATAAATTTAGCGTAATCTTCATTAGATGCAAGATTTCTAAATATATGATTGTTTGCTTCAAATATATTATAAGTCCCTTTGGAAACAATAAAATCATTAGTTCCATTGTGAAATATCTCTAATCCATCACTAGCTGTTCCATAAATAGACTTTACATTATCATTGTGGATAGTATTGCCTGTCATAGTTCCACCAATTAAAGGTAGGAAAGAACCACCTGCTCCAGTAATCGTGCCTGTTACCTCTAAATTACCTGTAACCTTTGCACCTGCTAAAACTGTTTCTATTCTTTTTGTATCATTAAAAAATAAGTTTGCTGCACCATCTGCAACAGCACTAATCATTACTTTGTTAGCTGATTGATTAAGTACAACAAAATTATCTTGGTTTAATGCTAATTGTCTACTTGCATTTGATTGAATATAATTAGAGTTAGTTGTTGTATTATGATAAATTTCTAAGTCTTGAGAATTACCAAAGACAGCTTTTCCGTTATCTACAAAAGTTGCATTTGCTCCTACTGATACATTTGTTGTAGTAGATAAAGCACCTGTAATTTCTGCTCCTGTGTTTGTAGTTGACAATTTTATACTACTATCGTAATAAAGACTAACTTGTCCACCGCTCTGCGCATCTATCATAGAATTATCAGCAGGATTTCTAACTAATAAAGCACTTGTTTTTAATATTAAACTTCCTGTTCCTGTTTCATCAATTCTACTGTTACTACCGTCGTGATAAATTTCTAAATCTGACGCTGTTCCGTAAATAGATTTTACACTATCTCCGTGTAAAGTACTACCAGTCATAGTACCTCCTGCAAGTGGCAAGAATGAACCACCTGCTCCTGTGATAGTTCCTGTAACTACTAGATTTCCTGTTACTTCTGCTCCTAAGTTTGTTGTTTCAAACTTTTTAGAGTCATTGTAATATAAATTAACAGCACCCCCAACATTAGCAGTAATTAAATTTGATGTTCCATCTGCTGATTTAAACCTAAAATTTTCAGCTTGAATATAAAACTGTCCTGAGCCTAATTCTTTAATATAACTATCGCCTCCTGCATCATGATAGATTTGTAAATCACTACCTGCACCCATTAAGATTTTACTAGAATCAGTAAACGTAATGTCATCACTATCAGAAACTACAATATCATTTCCGCCTGTTGTATTGCCAAATGATAAAACTTCCTGTAAGGTATCTGATGTAGCAAATTTAGTGTCAACATATAGTTTAACTGCTGCTGTAGTTGGTAATGAAGTGTTATTATCAAAGTTTTCTATTCCATCAGTAGAAGTTACATAACGAGTTATTGTAACCCCCGTACCTGTGTCTTTTAATGAACCCCATTCTAATATGTTAGAAACTTTAAAATCTCCTGCATTATTTACATAAAGACCTGATTGGTTTCCTGAACCATCTGTTAATTCTTTTAAAGAAGCAGTTATTGCAGCATTATCGATTGTCTTAAATAGACCCTCGTAAGTTGCAGAAATTTTAGTGTTAAATAGAGTTGCCATACTTTAATTTTTTTGTTTTATTATTTTGTATCTTTTTCAAAAAGACTCTTAATTTTATTATATTTTTTTCTTTTGGTTTATAACTCATAGTACCCACCCATTAAATGTTGCATCATAACTTGGGTATATATCATCATTCGTGTTGCTAGTATATTCAGGATATGTTGTTTCATTAAATGACATAAAATCTATAAATCTTCTTGAATACCATTCAGCATTTGTTCTAGCTTTTTCTGTTAAATAATCAACCTCTTCTTTACTTACCGTTTCGGCATTTTCCGATCGATGTTTAAACATTCCTCCCTGGCGAATTTGATAACTCGCAAATGGAATATAATCAACTTGTGCAAACCATATTAACATTGGAGCAATATAATCGTCAAGCAATGTTTTCCATCTAGCGTTTGCCGGCTGATCAATATTTGGAATTGCAGTTGTTAAACCATTATACAACTTGGTTCCCATATAATTTTGAATATGTATTTCTTGTGCTAATTTTATAAAAAAAATAAATTTATCCGTATTCACGTTTCCGTCAATAATTGAGTTTCTTACAAGATCCGTTCTATTTATAAATAATACTGTTGCCATAATTTTTTATTTGGGGTTCCATTGTCCTTTACCTGGCTGCTTGCCGGTCGCTACTGCTGCTTTTTTACTTCCTCGAGGATTTCTTAAATAACTTTTAGGAATAGTTTTTGTTTTTTTATAATTGCCTAAATTTTCAGAAACCTCTGTATTTGAATCTAATCTATAAAGTACACGGGTCCATTTATGAGCACAGTAAACTCCTCCTTTTAATTCGAAAATATTATAAGGAATATCTTGTTTATGTCTAAATTCCGCATTTACCTTTTGTTCATCGCCTATAGGATAACTAGCTCTGTCAATATCTTCAATTCTCCACACAACACCACTAGCGCTTAATTCCATCATTTGTTGGCAAAAATCTCTTGACTTAGGATATTCCCCTTTGTCATTTTTTTTAAACATACCCCTTGCATATTTATATCGAATTTTATATAAACCGTTTTTTGAATCTAAATCACTATATGCACTGCCGTCTTTTTTTGACGGAACAAATTGTTTATCTAAACCAATTATTTTTTTAATTTTGGATAAAGTTGATTTTTTTTCTTTTATTAAATAATTAGCCCAGTCTTCATTACTGTATTCTGAATCTTCATCAATTTCATCAACTAAAACCCAAGCATCTGACATTTTTACCCCTGTTTCTTTTAAAGACCCAATTACAATATTTGTTTCATTTTCTGACAACTGTGCTTTTTTATGCGTCTTACAAGGCATATACCAGACTTTATCACCTTCTTTGTGCTCGTGATAACCTTCACAGTTTTTTTCAATTGCTGCTTTTTCAGCCTCTTCTATTGTTTCATAAACATTTTCGCCATCAATTTTTTTTAAGCTTAGTTTGTTCATTTCAACGCCTGTTTCTTCTTCAATATCTTCTTTGTCTTGGATTGAAGCATCAACTTCAGTAAATTCTAGTGGCTGTAAGGTTGTAAAGTATAAGTTTAAAGCAATATTATTGTACGCTAGTATATTATCAAAGGAATCAATTAAAAGCTCTTGAAAAGGCCTTATAACTGTATTGTCCATTAATAATGATGCTGTTTTTATTTCATCAGCATTGTTCCCTAAACCGGTTGAATCTTTAATTCCCAAAAGCATAGGCGAAACAACACGATGGGCAACCAATATTTTTTTAGTTGATTCATCCGATAAAAATTGATATTGATTATGAGCATCAGATAATTGAACCGGAGTAATTTCAGCCTGTGCATCTTTGTTGTCATTAAAAGCAAGTATAAATTTTCCTGCATTTGAAGACCCTGAAAATTTTTGTGCAATTTTTTGTTCGATTAAGGCTCTTTCCTCCTGGTTAGGTGTTCCATTATTAAAGTTAATTAGCATACTTGGTGCTAAGCCATTAAGAATATTATTTAAATGATAATTACTTATTTCCTCTTCAAGCTCGGCGTATTGCAACCCACCTTGATAATCCACAGGTGAATAATAATAAAAACCAGATTTATAAGGCTTAATATAATATATTTCAATACTTTCTTTTGACATTCCAAATGCAGGAATTCTTAAAGGATTATCACTTCTTTTAATATTTGGCCAATCTTTAAAGTAATAATATGCTGGAATATCTCCATCGTCATTACATTTTTCAGCACGTAAAGTTTCAATTGGCATATGTTCAAGCTGAGCAATACTTTTGCGATCTTTTGAATATATTACTTGAATAGCACATTGGCCCATCAATTTTAGATCATAACATAATTTTCTAACTACATCTTTTTTGAACAAAGAAATCATTTGAGCATACTCATTAGGCTTTTTATTGCCATCAGTTGCATTTAATCCTTTTCCGTAAATAGCTTGGCTTATTCCATTGACGGCAGCGTTATTAGTTGGGCTTCCATTATATCTATCAATAAGATACTGAAAGTAATTGTTATCTGCTCCGTATTCAATCCAGTCCTTGCCGTTTACTTCTTTAATTTCGGGGCTTGTATATGTACTTAAATTAACAAATCCAAATTCTGAAACTTTTGAATTTTTAGCAAATTGCCCTAATGTATTTCTTTTTCTATTTTTCATATTACTAAATATGTATTATCATAACCATCATAAGTCGTATATTGACCTTTATTTAATTCATAATGATCGTTTTTATTTAATTGATCAACATCTTGATCCGTGCAAAATATTCTATCGTTAAATATATCCTCTACTTCTTCAGTTTCAATATTCCATATTTGCTCAGATATATTCCAAAAACTATAATTTGTATTCCAATAATTATAATCTATATATAACCTTAAATCATAAAAATGATTTTCTACTAATAGAGGATTAAATGTTAGATTAAAGTTAAGATAATTTCCTGAAGTTACAGCATTTATAATATTATAATATTTAATAATATTTGTGCTATCATCACGAATAGACAAACTAAATGCATCGCTGTATTCTCTAGGAATAACGGATAACGCTTGTGCGGCGGGGGATGTAGTTAATATTATCATTACTTATATAACGTATTTATTTGACTAATTTGCACAATCAATCAAGCAAAAAAAAAGCACCCCGTTAAGGATGCTTAATTTACAATTAAAAACTAATTATTAATTAGGTGCAATTTGATCAGTTGAAGGTGTTACTGCTGCGTCTAAGAAATAAGGTGCAGTTTCTTCCATTCCTTCAAATGTTAATGTAAACCCGGATAAATCTCCAGCGGCTGCTCCTGTTACAACAGTACCCCCCGTGCAATCCATCCCATTTTCAAATCCACAAAGGAAGTTGTTCCCGTAATAGTCAACAACTACCACATAAGGACGAGCCACAGCAAGAAGTTGAAGTTCAGCTTGCGTTTTAGCATCTAAATAAGTTAATGTTAAATTTAATGTTTGAGTGTAAAATGTTGTTCCATTCTCGCGACTACTTGTTACAGTAGTTTCAAGACTTGAATTTCCTTTTACATCATATTCGAACCATGTCGGTGCAGGGGAACCATTAGTAATAGTTGCTTCTTTAGTTGTTGAATCTACAGCTATACTAGCAATAGTTCCATAATCAGCAAATAAAACTTTTTTTATTCCTCCAAAGGCCGATTTACACGGTACTTTTCTTCCAGTTGTAAGTAAACAAGGCATAAGTTATTTTTATTTTATTATTAAAAAGGGATAAACAGACAATTCTACTTATCCCTATTTAGTTAGTTAATTATTAAGCGTATTCAACAAGATCTGATGCAATTCCAAATTGTACTGCACTAGTAAATCTCATAACCATACGAACATTGTTCGATGCATCAAGGTCAGCCATATCTAAAACTTTAACAACGTTAGAGTCGTTTAATAAACCTGTTCCAAAGTATAAATTACTTCTTTGAGCCGCATACATTTTATTAGGCGACATTCCTGGACATACAAATATTTTAACACCATTCACAGTTAGTGAGCCGTTGTTCCACCATTGTGTTCCTTGATTGTTTACACCATTTGCTCCAAGACCTGCTGCTGCAAATCCTCCTAAAGCTTGCACGTAATATTTAGCTGCTGCTGAACCAATATATATAAATAAATCTTCTTTACCATATAAAGCCCCTGGAATTGCATCAACTACTTTAGATAATTCCGCAATAATATTTCCAGCGTTTAATCCACCACCAACTGCCGCTACTTGTTGACCTGCAGGAATATCCCCTGCTGCTGCTGAAGCTGCAATTAGTTTTTCAAATCCATCAAAAGAATTAACTCCTGCTGCACCTGCTGTATCTCCTTTCCAAATACATATCTCAGTGTTTTGTGCAACTTCAGCCGCTACGTGAGCAATCATAAAGTCACTAAATTTAGGAGGTAGTTGTTGCCCAAGACCAAATCCCATTTGTTGAGATTCCCAATCGTTTACAAAGTCATATTTACATAATTGTAAATTTACTTGTAGTTCAACTGGTTGAATAATTCTTTCTGTAAGAGTTACAGATGAATTAGGTGTAAAGTCACAAGAAGCTGGTGAAACTAAATCTCCTGTAGCTAATTTTTTAATAATTTCTTTGTAAGCAATATTTGCTTTTACAGTTAATCCTCCGTCATTGATTGTCGAAGCACTCAATAAAGCCGCAGCAATATACTCCCCTGCGAATTGACCCGCATAAGTTGTAGTTATATTAACAGCTGTTGCTAATTTTACATTGTTTAAGTTATTCATTTTTTTTATTTATTTAATTTATTTAATACTCTGTCTAATGTTGTGTTAAATCTTCCTTTAGCAAATTCAACTCTATTTTTCTTTAAAGTTTCAGCTTCTGGATTATGCTTAATAGGTTTTACAGCCGCTTCGGATAATTCTTCTTTTATTTTTTCGATTGTTTCCTCCGATAAATCTTCTTTTACTTCAGATGATTCAACTTTATCTTTTTTCAAATCAGCAATAGCATCTTCAAGATTTTGAATTCTTTTTTCCATTCCTTTCCAATCTCCTACATCTGCCATTTCTTTTTCTTCGTCTTCTTTGTATTCATCTTCGTTTAAATCTTCTGTAATTTCCTCCCCTGCTTCTTCTTTTTCAGGAACTTCATCACTCACTTTTCTAACGTCAGATATTATACCTTCTTCTTCAACTACTAATAATCTTGAATCTTCAAGAATATACTGGCCGACAGGCATTGCTACTTTTTCATCGTCTGTAACAATAAAGACTTCTTTTCCTTTTTCTAAGGACTCAGCACTTATTATAGTGCCATTTTCTAGCTTCATTTCTTCAAGTTTTACCTCGATATTTAAAAGCGTTTTAATTTGATTTAACATTTCAGTTGATTTCATATTATTTATATAACGATTATTAATTTAAATTTTGCGTTTTCAAGATATACGGGTTATAACTCCGATGCCTTGAGCGTGTATTGATCCATCACAACAACTTATTGAATATGTGTTAGAATCCCAACATAAACAGGCTCTTGAACTTCCTCGAGGACTTGTTCTGCTAGGTATAAATGTTTTTTGGCTTATTCTTTTTTTCATTATTAAGAAATTAATATATTTTTTATTTCTTTAAGTATTTTGTCATCTTCTGACATTTCCTCTTTAACAGATTCTTTAGGGCGCTCCATTTTATCTGCAAAGTACCCTTCAATACTAAAGCCTTTAACTTTATCAGTTTTAACATACTCTTGCCATATTTCATCATTGTTTACTTTTACTGCGCCCATCCACGTGCCAACAGGAACATTTAATCCATATTTTCTTGATTTATCGTGTACTTCATCTTCAACAATCCAGCTTTCAACAAGTGTTAATCCATTTAAAGCTTCTTTATGTTCAAGGGTTGAATTATTTTGATACCCGTTTTTTAAATACATCTGTGATGCTTTCATAATAGTGTCCCTTGAAAAGAAAATATAATAATCTCCTTCTGCACCATTTCTATATATAGGTTTATTAGGTATCAATAAAGCACCTAATAATATTTTTTTTTCTTTATCTACCTCTGCTAATTTAATTTCTTGAGAATTTAAAGCAACAAAGTCTGATTCAATAGCTGGATTTTCTACAATTGATATTGCGTCTATTCCGCTTTCCTCTTGTTCTTCATCTAAAATAAGTTCGATTATTTTCATAATTATATAACGATTTTAAAGTTTAATTTTGTGTTTATCCTATTGTTGCGCCCTCAATAGTATTTCTTTCTAGTGCTTGCGCTGAAGTAACTTCACTGGCTACTACAAAAGCCTGCACAGGTTGTTGTTGCTGGTCACCTATAACGTCCGCTAACTGATTTGTTTCGCTAGCTCCTACTATATTAAAGGATGGTGGTGTTGGTGGCGCTGGGGCTTGCACAGATCCCCCACTAACCGACGGTGCCGCTTTACCCCCTAATGTTGGAACTTTTGTTGCTGTTATAGCTTTTACTTGAGCCATACCAGAAACTATAGCTGCTCCTGCTGCTGCTGCCCCTAACGCTGGACCAATAATTGGGATTGGTGCTAAAGAAGCATATGAGCTTTGTGCCGATTGAAAGGTGCTTATAGTTGCTGCCGCTATTGCAGCCGCTTTACCTGCCGCCGTTTCTTCCCCTAATATAGTAGCAAGATTATTAAAACCATCAGAAATGATTTTCATTTTTTCACCCTCTGTTAATTCCTCCCAATTAATAGCATTATCAGATGCTTCTTTTCCAAAATTATCTAACGCGTCTACTTTAGCTTTTTCTAAATCAACCACTGATAATCCCTGGGCTTTAGCTAACTCAATTAATTTATTGTAATGTTCAGTTATTTTTATTATTTCAAGTTCTCTTTGCTCATCTTCTGTAATTGCTACAGCATCACGTATTTGATTTTTTAGGTCTTGTAATTCTGTCGCTTTTTGCAATTCAAATTCTTGCTCTTTATCTTTGAGGGCTAAATCTCTTGCCGTTTTTAATTCGTCTGTAACTAAATTATTAGCTTCGGCTTGTTCTATTAGCTTTTGAAAATGCTCATTTATTTTATTTAATTCAAGCTGTCTTAATTCCTCGTCACCTCTTGCTGTAGCTTCTCTTATTGTTTTCTTTAAATCTTCAACGCTTTTTAATGCTGCTTTTTCTTCATTTGTGGCTGTTGTTATTTGTGTTTGTAATAATCTTTGGCTTCTTAATTTTTTTGTGTCTAGATTTATTAACTCCGCTTGTAACTTAGCTAACTTGTCTTTTTCTTCAATTGTAGTTAAAGAAATTGATTGCTCTAATATCATCGCATCAACTAAAAGTTGTTTTGCATTAATTTGCTTTTGAGTTATTTCTTCTTCTATTTGCTGCGCTTTTTCAAGTAACGCTATTCTTTGAGACGTTGTATATTCATCTCTTTTTTCTGCTTCAAGTCGAATGTCATTTATTTCTCTATTTGCTTTTGCTCTTTCAACTATTAAATCTCTTTCAATATGATGCGCTTTTTGTCTTGCTTTTGTGACTTTGTTCATTACATCAATTTCTTTGCCTGTTTCAGTAATTAAATCAGACGTTGCTTTTGCAAGATTTTTTGTTCCTTTTATAACAGCATCAGTTGTTATTTTCACCAGATTAAAATTGTTATTTAATGTTTTTAATCCCTTGCTCGCATCTTCCATCGCTCCTGAAAAATCACCACTAAAAGCTTTTTTAATAGCTCCTCCTAATAAACCTAAGCCGTCTAATAAAGCACTTATTTTATCAGTAACCATTGTTT